GTCCACCAGCGTTTACCAATTCCATTAAGGCGTCTTTAACCAACTTCCCGCCATCAAATTGGCCACCCATAACGCCGCGATACACAACTGAGTTTTCACGAAAACCTTTTGCGACAATCTCTCGGGCTTTTGGCAGCAACTCCTTCATGATGTCCTCCATCAAAATGGCGCAAAATCGTCATCAAGGTTGTCAGGCTGGTAACCATTGGCCTTGGCCTTGTCGTGCGCTGTGGGCTGCCGTGGAGCGTTCTCAGCGCGTGACATAAACTCAACCTCATCGACAGTGATGTTAAGCTGTGTCTTGCCTTCGTATTCTCCGATCACCAGCGAACCAGAAGCAGCAACCTTTGCGCCTTTGAGAAGATACGGCTGCAATGAACGCGCCCGCTTGCCCCAGAGGCTGCAACGATACCAGTTGGTCGTCTTGTTATCCCCATAGCCCTGTGATGCTCCGATTGGGAATGTCAGAACATCCTCACCTGACTTGGTTTGTTTCAGTTCTGCATCGCGGCCCAGGCCGCCTGTTACGATAATCTTCTGCATCTTACATTCCTAACGCTGCGATATAAGTGTCTAAAACGGCTTCCCATTCCTGCCGCTCGTGTGTCTCCATTGAACGGAGCTTCACGATCTGGCGCATAATCTTGGGATCGTATCCACGGCTTTTGGCCTCAGAGTAAACTTCCCTAATGTCCTCCGAGACAGCCTTCTTATCTTCTTCCAAGCGCTCAATCCGCTCGATCAGCAAGCGAAGCTCGTCTGCTGCTACAATGTCACTCATTACATTTTCCTTTCTACACGATTGTTAGCTTCTGCCGCGATCCATTCCTGCATACGCATCTTGAGATAATCCATCTCGATACGAGCTTTGTTGGCGGCTGTTTTAGACCGAACCATCGACTTGATGTAATCCGACCATTCCTTGGATGACTTAACGATGCGCTCCGATTTTGCTTCAGGCATATCGCCAAGCTTCGTCTTTTGCTGGGCAAGGTATGTCGTCTTGCCTTCTTCCAGCATCCTGGCTGCGTTATCCAGTTCTGCCCACTCCATAGCTGCCAATCGGAAACGCTCGGAGACGGGAACATCATTCGGTATCATTTTCTAATTTCCTCTTGTGAGGGCTGTTTCTAAAAAACTCTTCAGCCAACGCTTTCAGGTTAATCCCGTGAGCCTTTGCGAAGGTTTCTTCACCTTGCTGATGCTGCTGGGAATGGCAAGTCTTGCACAGGCTAATCGTCCACTTGTCAGATGGCTTTAGACCTATGCCGCCGTCTGTTCCGTTACGAACGTGGGCGCACTCGATTGCCTCAGTCGATCCGCAGGCCGAGCAGGCGAAGCCACGAACCCATGCGCGATGTGCTGGACTTCTCTTTCCCCGATCCGCCTTGTCTGACTTTTTCTTTATTCTTTGGGGCAGTGCCATTTGCCATCTCCTTCAATGTGTAACGTGCGACCCGACGCTCTTCTCCGTTGCGGTCAAGAACGTAATCCCAAGTCATTTCGATATGGTGGCCGTCATCGCGGAGGTCTTTGATCCGCGCTGCCAGCCGCATTACGCCAAGCTCACGCATCGCTTCCATTGGGCCAATCGTTGCCTTGGTCAGCCAAGACAAAACCTGTTCATTCTGCGTCATTTGAATACTCCCTGTGCAATTGCTCAATTTCCTGATCAATTTCCGCTAAAAACTCCGCCACTTGGGCGTCTAGCTTCTCAATAAGCTCATCATCCCGTTCCACACGGACGATAAACAGTTGCATTCCCTTTGGCGCTCTGTCGTCCCAGCTAACAAAATCGCACCACTTTCTGCCCGTGCAGCGCATCTGCCACATCATTTGCTTGATGTATTCGCTGGGAGCCTTTTTAGAACGCAACGTTTTGATATGCGTGGTTACATTTGGAACCTTAATCTCGATCAGGCCATCATCGCCCACAAGGCCGTCAGGGCTGGCGTGAGTGTGCTTTAATGTTGGGTGGGGTGCGATGCCCATTTCCTCAACGAATGTCCCTGTATGGCTCTCATAAGCCTTTCTGGCTGTATCCTCCATCTCTATGCCTCTGAGCATAGGCTTAGAAACAAACGATGGCTCTACAATCCCTGTAAGTCTTTCTCCGATAATCCTGTTCTTCAGGTTATCTCTGGACGCGCCCCAGCCGTTCTTGGTTGTGGCAAGAGCCTCGTTAAGCTGGCTGGCTCCAAGTGAACCGCACCTGGCCGCAAACCATTCTTCGCTGCGTTGTTCCATGATTAGCCCTTCTTCTTTTCTAATACGCCAGTGACGTATGCAAACTGCTCTTGCGTCATCTCTTTAAGGCTGTTGACCTTCAGCTTCTTGCAGATGGCGACAACATCGCTCTGAGTGGCTGCGATAAGATCTTGCACCTGGTCGAGCTGATCTCGGCTGATGCCTTTGCTCACAGGCGCATCTTCCAAAGGCTTAGAGGCGTCGATGGCATCGTGTTCAACAATCTCCAGAGCGATCATGTAGAGATAGCGTCGCTGGTATGTCTCAACCGCGCCAAGGTTCTGGATCGGGTGCGTTCCCTTTAGATTGGCGTCTGCCATTGGGCTGGTGAACAAGATGCGTTCTCCCGTATCCACATCCACCAGATCGAGGTGCGCTGTTTGCTGCGTAAACGATACGATTGGGCAGAGGCCGTAAGTCTCGAACACCTGAAGCGCAGGGATCAGGAAGTCGCCAAGTTCAAAGTAGGAATAGCCAGCAAAGCTATTTTTTCCTGACTTTTTCAATGACTTAGCGTGGAATGCCGCACGAGCAGCGTTCAACTTAGAGAATACAGTCGTCATTATTTCTTTCCCTTCAGGCTGTTAAGTCGGTCTTGCAGTTCTGCTGCAACGTCTGGATGATGATCTGCAATTTCTGCAAGCAGCGTCACGATATAGCCAAGCTGGAACGACTGCTCATTCCCGTAAGGCTCAGACCGCTTTGCGTCGATAATCGCTGTGATGATTTGAGTGTTTGTCATTAGAAGTTCCAAGGCTTGGCGTTAAGTTCAGCGGCCAGCTTACGAGCTTCGCGCTTGTCGGACACAGAGTATCCGTTGACGTATACACGCCGACCATTTTCGATTTTGGTGATGAACAGCATCGGGCTGATCTTAGCCGTGCCGTTGGTGTATTCTGCTGCAATCATTTCTAGCTCCCTTCGTTTCTAACAAAGCCCTTTTAATCTCTGGAAAAGATAATGCAATAGAAAAAATGCTCTTGCAATGCGATTTTTTAACACCTACGTTTAAGAGGTTGAAAGGAAACATAATGGACATTCAAGTAAGACATATACTCTCGAAGGCTGCGTTTCATGGGGTTACTCGTGACGCAATTACGAAGCGCGCAGGCATTGCGCCGTCCAGCTTCACAAACTGGAAAACGAAAAATCCGAACATTACGACGCTCAACAAGGCAATAGTCGCCCTGGACGAAATTATTGCGGAGCTAGAAAATGAAAAAGTGGAAGGCTAAAAAGGCTTACTGCAAAGAAGGCCACAAACACGACAGTATCTCAGAAGCTAAACGCTGCGATGAGTTACATTCGTTGCTTGCTGCTGGCTACATTGATGATTTGATCGTCTTTCCGCAATTTTGGTTTGTAATCAATGGTCGGCAGGTCAAGCACGATAATGGCCGTCGCCTTGGGTATTGTGCTGACTTCCAATACACCGACAACGGAAAGGAAATTGTTGAGGACGTAAAACCATCAAACAAAGCGGCTGACAGTCGTGATTGGCCAATCCGCAAGGCTGTTTTCAAGGCATTATTCCCAACATATGAGTTTAGGGAAATAAGGCCGGGGAAGTCCATGAAGGGAGAGAAATAGACCTCAACCCGGCCACGCCACCACCGCAGCGCAGACGAATAATAATATACTTGGGAGATTTAGACAATGTTAACGATTAGAAACGACGAACAAACACGACCAATCAGGCGTGATCTTTTAGTGGCAAAACCTATTTCAGCTGCACCAGTGTTCATTGGGGAGCGTATGAGTAAGGCGATCGACATTGTTTCCGCCAAGCACTCGACAAACCGCAATGAGATATTCTCTCGCCGCAGGGATAAGCAAATTGTCTCTGCGCGTCGTGATCTGATGAAAATCATGTATCACGAGTTTAATTGGTCAGCCCAGCGCATTGCCAACTATCTAAAAATGGACATATCCACAGTCCAATATCACCTGGGCCTCAGATTGCGCTCGAAGGTTAAACGTGGGCCTTTTAAGGCTCTATAAGTTATGGTATAAGGCGGGCGAGGACGAAGCTACCAACTTCGATCCCCGCCTAATATCAAGCGATCCAAAGGAAAGGCAAATCGCATGACACGAAAAGTTCTTACAATTTCCGCTCCAAAAGAGCAAGGCGTTAAGGTTGATGGTTACGTCCCAAAACGCTGCGATACCTGCAGATTTTATGAAACTCCAGAAGGTGTTCTAGCGGGAGAATGCCGCAGAAGATCTCCAGCTTTTGGCAATGGTATTAATTACTGGCCGCCAGTTGCGCCTGATATGTGGTGCGGAGAATATAAACGACTTCCTGTGCAGGTGTCGTGATGCACTATTTTCAATTTAATATTGGCGATTACGCCAGCCACACGCGCCACCTCTCATTGATGGAGGATTTGGCCTATCGTCGGTTGCTCGATCTCTATTATCTCCGCGACGGAAAATTATACGGAGATGAAAAGGAAGTTGCGCGTCAAATTGGTCTTCGGGACCATGTTGATGAGGTAGCTCAAGTTCTTCAGGACTTTTTCGTCATTGCAGAAGATGACAGATGGGCGCACGATAGATGTGACGCAGAATTGGCGGAATATCGCCATTTTCTTGAGAAACAAAGGGAGAATGGTAAGCGTGGAGGTCGTCCATGTAAAAACCCAGAAAAACCCACCGCTAACCCAAGCCTAACCCAAACCGAACCCAAAAAAAGCCTAACCACTAACCACAAACCACTAACCACTAACCAAGATAAACACTCTAACGAGTGCATGTCCGAAACGCCTGTTTCAGACGATGGCGAGAAATTCGATCCCAAGGATGTTGTTGAGGTTTGGAACGACACGGCAGCCAAGCTCGGCAAGCCAAAGGTTCGTGACTTAACTCCAGAGCGAAGGCAATTGCTGAAGGCTCGGATGTCTCAATATGCGCTGGAAGATTTTGTTTCGGTTTTTAACAGCATCGAGCGAAGTCCGTTCTTGAGAGGGGATACTGGCTGGCGCGGCTGCACATTCGACTGGGTTTTCAAGAAAGCGAATTTCCAAAAGATACTGGAGGGAAACTACAATGGCTAATGTTCTGAGGAGCAATCTAAACGCTGCCAAGCCAACACCTGGTGAGAGCGGAGCGCCAACTGGCGTAGATGAATACGCAGCATGGTTTAACCAGACATTCACGTTTGCAAGGGCACTTGTGAAGGTCGATGAGCGTGGCCGTAGGTTTATTGATTTGGATTACAGCCGATGAGCAAGGGCAAAGCACTAAAGCTAAATGATGTCGAGCGCATTCACGCCGACCTAATCAAGCACGATGAGGAAAGACTAGCCATCGCCAAGAAATACCGCATCACGCTGGAAACGCTCAACAAGATAGATAGGGTTCGTAAAATTGCCGGGAAATACGGGACGGAAGCCGCCTTACGAAGTCGTCGACATAAAGCTGCGCAACAATCAGATCCGACGGAATGTTGAGGCAGATAAATGGCGCTGGAAAAGCTGGGGGTGGCCGAGCGATTGGGACATTGTAAGCTGGCAGCCTTCAACGGAGAATGAAAAAAAATAATAACATGGTATTGACCAATGCAATTTAGGCGCTAAAGATACGTTCATAGACAACGAAGGAACTTAGAAATGACCGAGTATCAAGAACGTCAACGCGCAATCGCACTGAGCCGCTGGATTGGTTACAAGACTAGCAAGCGCCTTAACGGCCTGAACAGCCGCCAGACAGCTTATGACCGCGCTAAGGCATTGCAGCAAATCCAGTTCGTCAAGAAGATCACTGGCAAGCAGCGCACGGATCGTGATTACCAGCCTGACATCGAAAGCGGCATTCGCTTCATTATGATGATCAGCAACCGCCGCGCTGCCTAATAGAAAAGAAAGGGAGATTAGACATGAATACCAAGGAACTTATTTTCTGCATCGCCTGCTCAGCCTTTATCGGCTTCTGCATGACAATGGCTCTGGCAAAGGAGTTGGCGCTGTGAAGTTCTATAAAGATTATCTACGTCTAAAGTGGATCAAGCCAATCGTCATCGAGCGCACAAACAAGAAGCCCGGTGATTATGTTATCATCTCTGGATGCCTTCCAGCGGTTAGGGTGAAGCCATGAAGCGCCAGATGATAAACGCCATTATGATCCGCAAGACCAAGCCAATGTCGATCCATCGGCTGCCGGAAAGGTCTGACAGCGAGAAGCGTTACCAATACGGAATGCAGGAGTCAGCAAAAGCTCTTTGCCAAGCCGTTCTGGATAGCGGCCACTTACATGGCCCAATGACAGAGGCTCAACAGATCGAAGCCATCTCCTGGGCGTATGACGTAAAGGTTATGACTGCATGATCCGCTGCATAATCAACAGGATGATAGACCGCCTGTTCAGAGGCTATAAGGGAGAGGACTGGGATCAATGACTGACACACCACCAGATTGGGTGCTGATCGAAGCTGCGAAGCGGAGTGGGTGGAAAGATGAGGATGAACTACTACTTCGCCATGCTTATCTTGATGAAGTCAATGACGCTGGATTTACCGCCCTGTGCGACATGATCCAGAAATACGAGCAGCCGCCCGTGGATCGCAAGCTGCTGTGTGCGCGTGAGGCGATGATGGGACAGTTCGTAAATGGCGTTGCGGATATTGAACGTATTTGCGTCCGCGCCATCGAACTTTGGGAAGAGGGGTTTGGGAAATGACTGACAATTTTTCGCACACACCGGGGCCGTGGTCTGTTGTCGAGACAAAAGGCGGAGCGCGTATCGTTGATGACGCCGATTACACAGTCGCTAAAATCCCTTGGGAATTGCATGACATCTTCGATCCGACATCAACCGCTGACGCATTATTGATTGCAGCCGCACCCGATATGCTTTCCGCACTGGAAGCGGTGATAGAGGAAAGTAAAAGTCCTTATCTCCGCGCACGAGCAAGGGCTGCTATCGCAAAAGCTAAAGGAGAAGAGAGCGATGACTGAAAACCTGATCGAAGCCGTGGCGCGGGCGATATGTGATGGTATGGGTTCGCGTTCGTGGGAGGACGTTCCCGTTGACCGTGGCGACCTTCGCTATCGTGTGCGGAGCGGCAAAGAATACGATGTGAACGAGCCAACCCACATCGACTATTTGAACGCAGCGCAAGACGCCATCCGTGCAGCCGCGCCGCTGATCTTGGATATGGCGGCGGGTGAGGCGCAGACCTGTGGGTTCACTGACAGGGAAAGCCTACGCAACAGCATCTCTTTCGCCATCCGCCAACTCAAGGAGCGTTTCCAATGACTGAATTTTCAGAAGAAATGACCACGCTAACCTTGCGTGTCGCGGAGTTAAAAGCTGAAAACGAAAAGCTGAAACGCGCACTGTGGAAGATTGAGTTTGAAGCGAAACAGGCATTTGCACCTTACGAGCCATTGGTCGGCCAAGCTGGTTCAGAGGCTTAGTATCACCAGCAGATAGGGGTGGAATAAGGTTCATCTATACCGTCCGACCATCGACCTATCCATCTAGCCGGGGCGGTTGCCGCCGAGATGTAAAAGAACCCCGGCATTTCTTTACACGTTCGCTGGATGTGTAAAAGGATTGGGAGATTTTTGATATGACTGACACGGAAAAGGAGTTGGTGAAAGTCCTGACGGATGCGGCCTTTTATGGGACTGGCTTTATGAAGGACGGGAAACATATCCCTATTGAGGATGTCTACATCGACTTACGCGATGCTACCATCGAAGCCCAAGCGGCAGAGATTGAGCGGCTGGAAAGTCTGATTGGCGTTACTGCAAATTACTGGTTGGCGTTGCAGGATAAGCATCCTGTTCAGTGGGAGGGGGCGATTGACGCGGCAATGGAGGCTGCGTGCGCAGAGATTGAGCTGCTGCTGAATTATGATGAGGCGAAGGCCAACGCGCTGCACAACACTTTGAACCAACTTGCCAACGCTGAACAGGAGATTGAGCGGCTGCGCGAACTGCTGGTCGTTGCCTACATCGAACTGTCTGGCAAGGAAGAACACGCATCTGACTGCGCCACATCGAACGCGCCAGCCATGATGCCGGGGAGGTGTGACTGTGACTGACAACGACAAGGCGCTGGTGGAGAGGCTGCGGGTTGTGGCGCTTCAAGTATCGAAGCGGGACGCGGCCACAACTACGACATCGGTAATTCAGTCATGGGGTCTTTTCTGTAGCGACGAAGAGGCAATTGGCGCTGCTATTATGAAGATGGATGACCTAAAACCGGGGTTTTCAGTAGACCAGTATCTAGTTTGCTCGCCAGACAGCGACATCATCGAAGCCCAAGCGGCAAGGTTGGCGGAAGCTGACGCTCTAATTGATTTGCAAAACCAAGATATTGGGCGGCTGCGTGAAGCGTTGCGGGATATTTTGCGAGGAGAGGACCCAGCTATTCCGGGCGCTATCGAACACATCGCCCGCGCAGCACTGGGAGAGACGGAATGACCAATGAACTGCACTGCCATTGTCGGGATGATCTTAACTACAAATGTCCCCTACACAAAACTGACCTCATCGAAGCCCAAGCGGCAGAGATTGAGCGGCTGAAAAAGGAAGTAGAGCAAGCGTGGTGTGATGACGCAATGCCATGCCGACAGTTGCTTGATGCCAAGCAGGATAACGAGCGGCTTCGGGGGCTGCTTAAGCAGACAATTGATTTCGCCGTTGCTTACGCAGATGGGACGGGAACGCTTTTTGATGATGCTATTGCGGAAGCCCGCGCCGCACTGGCAGGAAGGAAAGAGGGATGACCGACGATCTGGTGAAGCGTCTGCGGCTGTGGGGCGAGCATGGCCTGACAAATACTCTGTCTGACCTAGTGAAAGCCGCCGACCGCATCGAAGCCCAAGCGGCAGAGATTGAGCGACTGAACCATGCAAATCAGGAACTTCAATCCGAAAATGCAAGGATGCGAGAGGCGGGAACAAAACTGGCCGGATACGCAGGACACGACGACAACTGCGAAATTATGTTGAAAGGCGTGTGGTCTGACCCGATCCCCTGCACTTGTGGCTATGAGGACGCATGGAAAGCGTGGGCAGCATTGGGAGATGGGAATGAAGAAGTTCATTAGCTTCGGCTTCGGAAGATACAAAGCGACGAGTAAATTCGTCTTTGGTTTTGAACGAGTTAAATATGTCAGCGGAAATTTAACGGAGCCTCGCTGGCATTGGCTGATCCATTTTGGGAACCTCTATATGTGGTTTGTAAGGGTGAATTGAGATGACACACGAACAAGATGCCATTTACGACATTGATGTTTTTGGCGATGGCGAGTGGATTGACGAGTTTGTTATGTGTGGCGACCCGCCAGAGAATTTCGATCCTGAAAAATGGGTTGCTATGTATAAACGGCACTTCCCGCATATCGCTATGCCGTTTCGTGAGATTACGATCAAATATGTTCGAAGGGATGGGAAATGAAACACGATCCAAACTGCGCCATTGTTCGCCTTGGAGACATTCGTGCATGGTGCGATTGCGGCAAGGTGAAAGAGACTAACAACTTAGCTAAGTTGACAAAGCCGCCTGCAAATACGAAATAGGCTGCATGGAACAGGAAGTTAAAGAAACTACAAATAAGTTTGGGAACCTTCCCGGCCCCGGCCCTGGTCGGCCTAAAGGCTCGCCGAATAAAACCACTTCTCTTGCCAAGTCTGTAATCTCAGGCGCAGCAGATGAGCTTGGTGGAATGGAGCGCCTTGTTAGGTGGGCGAAGGAAAGCCCAAAGAATGAATATGCGTTCTGGACGGGCATCTATCCGAAGGTCTTGCCGCTTCAGGTGAACGCAGACATTGAGGCCAACATCGCGGTAAGGGGCGCGCTAGTGTGGAAGACGCCCAGCTAAAAGCTATTGAGAGCCCGTATGAACCGCGAAAGCAGTTTATGCCGCTTCACTTGCGTGAGACACGCTGGGCAATCGTTGTTGCTCACCGCCGCGCAGGAAAGACTGTAGCTTGCGTCAACGACCTTGTGAAAGAAGCTGCCTGCTGCATTAAGACGAACCCACGCTTCGCTTACATCGCGCCGCAGTTAAACCAAGCCAAAGACATCGCTTGGAATTACCTCCTCGAATACACTGAATGCTTCGGCCCAGACCGCAAGGTAAATGCCTCAGAACTTTGGATTGAGTTGCCAAACAATGGCGCTCGTATTCGCATCTATGGCGCTGACAATCCCGATCGTCTTCGTGGTATCTATCTAGATGGCTGCGTTCTCGATGAGTTTGGCGATATGAACCCGACAGTCTGGACGCAAGTTATCCGTCCTGCGCTGTCTGACCGCAAAGGCTGGGCGATCTTCATCGGGACACCAAAGGGCAAGAATGTCTTTTACGACCTCTGGCAGAACGCAGAGGAAGACGAAGATTGGTCGCGCCTGATGCTGAAGGCGACTGAGACGGGATTGCTGGACGACAAGGAATTAAACGACGCCCGCCGCATGATGAGCGAGGACGAGTTTAATCAGGAATACGAGTGCAGCTTCGATGCCGCAATTAGGGGAGCCTATTACGGCAAAGAGTTTTCCGACATGGATCAGGCCGGACGCATTACGTCCGTTCCGTATGATCCAGCCCTTCCAGTGCATACAGCCTGGGACTTGGGCATGTCAGACAGCACTGTGATCTGGTTCGTTCAGGCGCATGGCGGTGAGACAAGGTGGATCGACTGCCTCAAGGGCGAAGGTGTCAGCCTTGATTGGTATGTCAAGCAGCTTCAGGACAAGCCTTACGTCTGGGGCAATCATTATCTCCCGCACGACGTTCGTGTTCGTGAATTGGGAACTGGAAAGAGCCGCCTTGAAGTATTGCAGGAACTTGGCCTCCGCAACATTGAGATTGCGCCGCGCATGGACATCATGGACGGCATACAGGCGCTTAGGATGCTCTTGCCGCGCTCGTGGTTTGACAAGGACACTTGCAAGCAGGGGATTGAAGCACTGCGAATGTATCGGCGGAACTACGACGAGAAGCGGCAAGAATACCAAACGCATCCGTTCCACGATTGGACTTCACACTACGCCGACGCTGCGAGATACTTTGCCATAGCGCACAGAGAACAAATGGGGTATACGCCATTGAAACGTAATATCCGTGGAATAGTTTAATGGCATCTCCAGCTTGGCAGCGCAAAGAAGGGAAGAACCCGTCTGGCGGCTTGAACGCAAAGGGAAGGGCGTCCGCTAAAGCTCAAGGTATGAACCTGAAAGCACCTGTTAAATCGGGCGATAATCCACGGAGGGCGTCATTCTTAGCACGGATGGGGAATATGCCGGGGCCAGAGCGTGACGAGAAGGGGAAGCCAACCCGATTGCTCCTATCGCTGCAAGCGTGGGGTGCGTCATCTAAAGCAGACGCGAAAGCCAAATCCAAAGCAATCTCCGCCCGCAACAAGGGAAAATCAAAATGAAGATGGGTTTGTATGCCAACATCGCAGCCAAGAAGGCGCGGATCAAAGCTGGCTCTGGGGAAAAGATGCGTAAGCCTGGAACAAAAGGCGCACCAACTGCCGCTGATTTCAAGGCTGCTGCTAAAACCGCAAAGGTGAAAAAGAAATGAAGAAACTTGACGCTGCCGCAAAGAAGATCGCCAAGGTGATGGGCGAGTATAAGCGCGGCACTCTTCACGCTGGTGTAAATCCCAAGGGGCCGAAGAAGGCTCCTATGGCTGGCTCACGCAAGCAGGCGATTGCTATTGCATTGTCTGAAGCTGGTAAGTCGAAAAAGAAGTAAGGCGAAACTATGGCATATCGGAAGAACGCAAAGCCGTCTGAGACGGAAATGGAAATGTCGCTTGACAGCGGTGTTGAGGTTAGCGCCGAAATGCCTGAAGATGAAGCTATGTCTGAAGAGCAGCTTCAGAGCATCGTCACTGGTGAGATTGAGGACGCGCAGTCGTATATCGACGACGTTATCTCTCCCGAACGCGCAGAAGCTGGTCAGTATTACAAGGGCGAACCCTTCGGCAACGAAGAAGAAGGCCGCTCTCAGGTTGTTTCGATGGATGTGCGCGATACTGTGCAAGCCATCATGCCGTCGATTATGCGCGTGTTCTTCGGTTCGTCCACTGTTGTGGAATACGCTCCTAACGGCCCAGAGGACGTTGAGAACGCAGAGCAAGCCACGGACTATGTAAATTACTGCCTGACACGCGATAACGACCTGTTCTCGCATTCCTACGCTTGGTTCAAGGACGCGCTTGTCCGCAAGAACGGCTTCGGCAAGGTCTGGTGGGATGAGAGCGAGACAGTTAAGACGTATGAGATCGAAGAGATGGACGAGAACGCCTACATGGTGCTTATGTCCGATCCAGAGGTCGAACTTCGTGAAGTTGAGGTTGAGTATTCCGAACAGGAAATGCTGACACCTGAAGGCATTGCTACAGTCGTGCAGATGCCGTCTTACAGCGCCACAGTCGTGCGTAAGATGAAGGAAGGCCGCCTAAACGTCGCTGCATTGCCGCCTGAAGAGTTGCTGATTGACCGCCGCGCCAAGTCGATGGATGACTTCGCGTTTATCGGCCATCGCCGTTATATGACAGTCTCCGAGCTTGTTCAGCTTGGTTATGAGCAAGACGAAGTTGAAAACCTTGGGTATGAAACTCAGGATGACTTTGAAGGCAACATGGAGACGTTTGACCGTAATCCGCAGGCAACCATCCTGGGCGCTGGCCGGACAGACGTTGCAAGCCGCAAGGTTCTCTACATTGAGGGCTATCTATACGTTGACATGGACGGAGACGGCATTGCCGAGCTTCGCAAGGTCTGCGTTGGTGGGACTGCGTATAAGGTTCTGCACAATGAAGCTGTAGACGACCATCCGTTCTTCAACTTCTGCCCTGATCCAGAGCCTCACACGTTCTTCGGTATGTCGATCGCCGACGTTGTGATGGACATTCAGCGCATCAAGTCGTCGATTATGCGTAACACGCTCGATAGCTTGGCGCAGTCGATCTACCCGCGCATGGGCGTTGTCGAAGGCCAGGCGTCGATCGAGGACGTTCTGAATACCGAAGTCGGCGGCATCATCCGTATGAAGTCGCAGGGCGCTGTCCAGCCGTTTGTCACGCCGAACGTATCTCAGGCCGCATTCCCGATGCTTGAGTATATGGATCAAGTGAAGGAAAGCCGCACAGGCATCAACAAGGCATCTGCTGGCCTTGACGCCAACGCACTGAACGGAGCCACTGCAACGGCTGTAAACGCCACTGTAACGGCAGCCCAGCAGCATATCGAGCTTATCTGCCGTATGTTCGCCGAGACAGGCTTCAAATCGCTTATGAAGAAGGCTCTGAGCCTCTTGGTTAAGCATCACGACAAGCCGCGCATGGTTCGCCTGCGTAATAAGTGGGTTCCGATTGATCCGCGTGTCTGGGATGCCGATATGGACGTTGTGGTAAACATCGCTCTCGGCACTGGTTCTGATGAGCAGAAGATGGGCTTCCTCAACGTAATTGCTCAGAAGCAGGAAATGTTGATGCAGCAGCTTGGCCCGATGAATAATCCGCTGGTCAACTTTGAGGGATATTACAACACGCTTGAGCAGATGCTGGCTATCGCTGGCTTCAAGGACGTTTCTCAGTTCTTCCAGAACCCGCAGAACTTCCAGCCGCCGCAACCAACGCCTCCTCCGCCCAGCCCAGAGCAAATCTTGGCACAGGTTCAAGCGCAGAGCATTCAGGCTGACATTCAGAAGAAGGCTGCCGAACTTGAATTGCAGCGTGAAGAGATGCTTCTCAAGGACGATCGTGAGCGTGATAAGCTCGATGCCGACGTTATGCTCAAGTCCGCAGAGATTGAGGCAAAATATGGCACGGCTGTAAACACGGCCAGCATTGAAGCTATGATGCAGCGGGATCGTGAGTTGCTTCGCCAACAGGCTGAAGTTGAGAAGGCTATCATGGCCGCACAAGCGCAAGCCGCACAGCAAGCTCCTGTTGCTCCTGTCGAACTTCCGCCAGAAGGAATGATGTAATGGCAGTTGACGTTGAAGCCCTGAAGGCGCTCGGCCTTAGCGATCAAGAGATTGCACAGATTGCTGGCATCGACGCAGGAAACTTCCAGCCGATTACAGCGGAACCGCAACCCGTGACAAATCCAATCGCTGGCGCGTATGATTACACTCCGCTTTACGGCGGCGGAGACATCATTCCCGGTTTGACAAGCGGCATTTTCGAGAGACTTGGCCTTGAGAACCCGAACGTCCCTGTGTTTCGTTTGCTCGGCAGCGAGAATAAGGGCGGCGATAACGTCAACGAAAGCATGAATTTTGCCGCGGTCCCCGGCCAATCTTATCGGTTGGTCAATAACGCAACGGGTGAGGTTCTTGGTGAGGCTTCAACGCCGGAAGCTATCTCCGCTCTTGTGGATCAGTCTAATGCCTTGTCCAAGCAACTTGGCAAGAAGGCCGACCTATCGTTTGAAACTTCAACGCCTGAAGTGTTTGGCGGTGGATATTCGCCAATCTTCGAAGATCAGCCGAATGTTCTGTTCGACACGCCGATGAAGTTACTTGCCGCTGGTATGCTTGCATCAATAGGTGGAGGTCTATTGCAGCCGGGTGGTCTTGGCGGCGCTGGCGGAGCGGGTGCTGCTGGCGGAACTGGCGCTACTAGTGCTGCTGGAGTTACTGGTGCAACAACGGCTGCCTCTGCCGCCCCAGCAGTTGCCTCTGCGGCTCCAGCCGTATTCGAAGCCGCTCCAATTATTGTAACGGGAACAGGTGCAACCTCTGCCGCGATCCCTGCCGCAATCACTGCCGCTGCCGCAACGCCATCGTTGTTAAGCTCTGCGGCAAATGCACCAGCCCAGCCTCCAGCTTCTACTGCTCCGCCTGCAACGGCATTTCCAGAAGAGCTTATCGTGACAGCTAAAGACGCTGCTCCAGTAACTTTTGGCAACGTGGCTCCCGTCCTATTGCCGAGCGTTGGCGCTGCGTTAGGTTCGTCCATTGCGTCAACAGCAACCCCTGATTTGACTCAGACGCCTGAAAAGAAGAGTTTTCTTGATCGGATTGCGTCCGGCATGGGTGTGACGGATTATCTGACAGTTGCCTCCCTTCTTGGCAGCGCGGTTGCTGGCGGCGGTGGTGGCGGTGGTGCTCCGGCAATGCCGTATGTGTCCCCATTTGGCACAGGCACGGGCTTAGGTCTTGGCACTGGTCGTGATATGCGCGTCAATCCAAACATCGCTGATTACGAGCGTTATGGCTTTGGCCCAGAGGCTTCATTCTTTGCGCCGGGATATAGCCAGCTTGTTTCTGGTGCTGCTGGTGCGCCTGCTGCAACCACAATGGGGCCGCAGGGCGCGATGGTTAATCCTCAATATGTGCCGCTGATCTGATGGATAAGTTTGAGATTATCGCTCAAGGCAATCACGCCAAGCGCCTGCTGGAAGATGAAACGCTTCTGGAGGCTTTTGCTGCTATTGAGGCCGACATTTACAATGAGTGGAGAACGTCGCCTGTCGGCGATGATCGCGCCCGCTCAGACCTGTTTCACACGCTTAAAGGACTTGAGCGTCTGAAAACCCGCCTACAGGCAAAACTTGATGCAGGAGTGCTTGCAGCAAGGAATTAACATTTATGAAAAAAGGTGATATATGACGGAACAAGTCGGCAACCCCGATACTGGGATCGGCCTCCACGAAGCTACCTTAGCCATCAGCAAACTGCTCGGCCCTGAAGAGGATAACCAAGGCGAAGCTGAGGCGCTAGACCCAGAAATGGGTGAGGCAGAAGAAGATTACGAAGGCGAAGTTGAAGCCGAAGATGGTGAAGACGAAGCTGAGTATGACGACGAAGCCGAACTGGACGAAGAAGATGGTGAGGAAGAAGCCTCGCAGGAACTTCCCGATGA